TGTCCCTTCCAAGATGGCGGCAGGTTCGTGCCATACATCACCGGCTCGGCGTATTCCATGTTGTTGAACACGCGCCCGGTATAGGGCTCGGTCACGTTGACGTCCCACTTTTGAGCCAGGACGCCGGTGTCTTTCGGTGTGCCCAGATTGGCTGGCTGCCGATTCTGCAGCTCGCTTTGCCAAAGCAGCGTGGTGCGCTTGACCAGCGTCTGCACTTGGTCATCAAACAGGTCGCCAATCTGATCGAGCTTGATGTTCCGTGCCATCGCTACGCCCTCAAGATCAGCTCGTAGACGATTGCCGTATTGTCCTGCTCTGTAATGTTGACCTGGATGATCTGGTGGGCAACGCCGCCGATCACTACGCGATCCTTCGTCTCCGGTGCAGTGGTCACGGCAGAGGCAGCAATTAGCAAGCGCTTGTCGCCTGCCTGCACCAGCTCGTTGACTTCCCGCAGGGCGACATCGCTCAGGACGCCCTTGATTGTGCTGTCTGACTCAGACTCGGTGACGGCACCAGTGGTCGTGTTGTAGCTCCCGCCCGTCACGATCCGCACCGTCACATCGCCGCCAAACTTGCTGACGACCTTGTTGGCAACCTTGCGTAGCGAGCTGGAAAGCGCCATCAGATTCGATACGCAATACACGCCCCATTCTGGAGCGTGATGCTCGTGATGTACCCCGCGAGATGAGCGCCTTGGTCAACGCTCACACCACTGAAGCTGTCGTCGATGATGTTTGTGCTGACGATCGAGTCGATCGTGCTGTTTTCGTAAAAATCGACCTGGATAAAAGTGCCAGTATGCGTCTCCGTATCGTTGATGACTTCCGCACCGATCGCGTAGTCAACACCGGAGATCGCTGAGCCTGCTTTTGCCATGTCAGATCTTGTAAGCGATTACAGCGCCGCCACTGCTTAGCGTGAAAGCAGTAAAAACTCCCTGTATCACAAACCCAGCAGGCAGCGACTCGCCGACCAAGCTGTTGCCGGTCCAGTTCTGCGCAGTCAATGCGCTGAAGCTGGTGTTGTTTTTCAGGATAGAGATCTTGTTCCAGCGCCCAGTCCGCGCAGTGGTGTTGCTGACGAAATCAGCGCCGATGCTGTAGCTCGGGTCAATCTGAACGCTTCTATGCATGATCAGAGCCTGTAGGCGACGACAGTGCCGCTGGTCAGGGTCACGCTGGTGAAGACCCCATACATCTCGCAGCTTGCCTTTATGGGGATCGCTGAAAGCGTGTTGCCGGTGTAATCCTCAGCCGACAGGCTGGCAATCACCGAATCCTCAAGGGCGACGATCTTGCCGAAACGTCCGGTGTGGGCCGCCGTGTCGTCGATGAACTCGGCACCTGGGTAGGCGTAACCCATGAATCAGCTCCTCTTTACGGCAATGTTGCCCGGTCCACTGATTCTAAGACCGGTGAAATAACGCTCCACCATTGGCGGAATGCGATCAGCACCCACCGCCCCGTAGAAGTTCGGGGTGAGGTTGATTGAACCCACCTGCAGGTTCTTGAAGTCCTCAAGGCCACCAAGGCCCAGGCCGTCTTTGTTGTTGTGCAGGTAGACCGCAAGCTCTGCTTGGGCCTTCTTGATCTGATCCGGGATCTCGGTGGTGGTGTAGTAATCCTCGGTCAGACGGAACGGGAAACCCGTGGTGTAGGTCCGCTGGTAGGTGTCTGGCTTGCGCACACCATCACGCGGCCATTGCAGCGCCTGGTCATTGTCAGCCCTTGCCCCTAGGAACCGCTCGCGGTCGATGCGCTGCGCTGCGGTATAGAGGGCTCGGTTCTTTTGATCGTCAGTGGCATCAGCCCAGGCAACCACGTCATCGTTCTGAACGAGGCCATCGATCAGATCGTTGGCATCACTCAGCGTCAGATAGCTGTTTGCGCTTGCGCCCCCGACTGTTGCGTCGATCGTGATCGCCATCGGGCTTCTCGGGTGATTTCTTAGGAGAACGCTTGGGGGGAGTGGAGGCCACTGCCGAAGCAGCAGCCTCACGCTCTTTTGCTCGCCTAAATGCGAACAGACCCATCAGGACGTAGCGCCCTTGATGACGACGAAGTTGAGGACGATTGCCTCAGATGCCGAAGAGCCAGACAGGTTGGCCACGGTGATCGCGAAGGATCCAGCGGCCAAGCTGTTGGCCTGCACCAAGTAGGCGCCGGCAGTGCCAGCCGAGGCGTGGTTCACGAGAACCACATCGGAGGCGGTTACCTTGTCGTTGGTGACAGTGAACGAAACCTCAGCGCCTGCTGCCAGGGCTGCGGCGTTCAGGGTGATAGCACCGGAAGCGGCGTTAATGGTGACGCCGGTGCTCTTGTCCGTGTCTTGGGTCACGGACGAACCGGAGGTGTAGCCGATGGCCAGACCTGCGGTTGCCTCAAAAATAGATGCCATGGTTAGTTACTCTCCTCAGTCAAGATTAGAAGTAACGGTCGCCCGGCAAATACCGAGGTTCTTGGTTTCGTACACCTTGGACCAGTTGCCAACGGTCTCCAGAACGCTCTGGGTCGGGTTGACAGTGCTGGAGGTGTAACGAGCACCAATCGGGTGATAGACATAATGGAGGTCGAGACTCATTGCGTCCGACTTGGCCAAGATGTCTCTGTCCACCTCGGTTCTCATGGCGAGTTGTTCACCACTACCGACTGCTCCTTGGGTGAAGAAGTAGGCGGCATATTCGGTCGAGGAACCGCTGCCGGCGGTCTGAACATCGTCAGACACGATTACACGCAGGCCCATAAAAGTAGGCACGGCAACGCTACCGAATGCACCTGCAGTCGAACCTTGAGTGGCGCTGGTGTCAGCGGCACCGGTGTCGTCGTAGATGTAGTCGATTGCGCGGCGCTCTACGAGGTCGTAGAAGCAGGAAGAGTGAATGCACATTGCAGTCAGCTTCTCTCCCTGATCACCCAGCTTCTGACGGGCCCGTGCAACGTGGCGGGGGCTCAGAACAGTCGGGGTGTCACCCGATTCACCATCAATGGTGAGATCGAAGAAGGCGGCGGAGCTGCTGGTAGCACCCAGCGAACCGAACACACCACCCAGGCAAGAAAGGAGATCTTTCTGACGCTGGTTGGCAACGTATTCAGCGACCTTCTGACCGATAGCGGCCATGGGGTCCGAGCCCGCTGCGAGCGCAGCTAAATCTCTGCTCTCAAAGGCCCGCCCGCGGTGCAGAATCACGCCAGTTTGACGGTCGGCAGTGATCTTGCCGGGGGTCAGGGAGGTGCTGTCAGACAGAACCTCAAAGTCTCCAGAAAGGTTGGCTTTCCAGAAGGGGACGCTCACGAAGTCTCCGCCCTCTGTTGCATTGAGTTCAGCCATGGGCTGCACCACACCGCTAGCCAAGAAGGCATCACGTTGGGTCGATTGCTCAATAACGTAGGGGGTGAAAATTTCGGGAACGATGATATCGGACCGGAGGGTCGCCATCGTTAGTTACCAGAAATTTGCGGTTGTTGGGCACAGCCCTATCGGCTCAGCACAGCTTCGCCATCCGTTTCATACTAACGGCCGGCCTGTGCTTTAAGCCGCTCATATAGATCGCGGTCAGTCTTAAAAAGCCGCGCTTGTTCTGTGAGGTTGTAACTCTCGGCCCGGAAGGGATTGGTTGTGCCGGCTGGGATGTCGCCGCCTCCGCGCCCCACAGGTGCGCCACTGCCTTGGGGTTTGGGCTGCTTCTGCATCCATGCAGGCAGAGTCTTGGCCCACTCAACTACAGGCACACGCTCGTAGCCGTTGACCACTACAACGGTGCCATCGGCTTCGCGCTGAATCTGATCTGCCGACAGCTTGGTTTTCATCACCAAGTCGGGATCGTGGACGATATCAGCAAGGGCCGAGACGGCTGGGGTCAATAGTTCAAGCTCACGAACGCGGGCCTCTAGCTCAGCGATGCGCTTGTCTTTCTCTGCCGTGGCCTCGCGGAACTGTTGTTCCATGGCCTCGCGGGCTTCGCTGTACTTGCCCTGGGCTTCGAGTTCTTGCTGCTCAGCTTTGCGCTTGAAGTCCAGCAGGGCCTGCACATCAACGCCATCGGGCACAGCCTTGGCCTGTTGCTTGACCTTTTTGTATTCGTCTAGCAGCTCGGCATTCTTGCGGCGCATGGCCTCAAGTTCAGCCACAAGATTGGAGTTGTCGGCGCTTTGCTCCACAGGAGCAGTTTGCTCTTCAGACATGAATTAGCCACAGGCTAAATTGCGTCACCACTTTACCTTTGCTGCCCAAAATGCTGCAGAAGTCTTGCCTTTGGCGATGTTTTTAGCGTGTCTGGCTCTAAATGCTTTCCGCTTGGCTTTGTCAGCTTCTGATTCACCCTTGCGCGGTGGCTTGGTGTTGGCCCCTTGCTGACCGAAGCGAATCAGGCGCGGTTTGCCTCCGTCATTGATCACAACGGCGTGAGATTTGCCGCTCCTGTGGCCAGGCGTGCGGATGGGCTTGTCGTAGCCCTCAAAC